CCAAAATTCCGCAGACCGAAGCTGGTGTCACTCGCCTGGTGACCAACGTAGAGCAATCTATGGACCAGTCAGCGAATAACGGTCTGGTGGCTCCTGGTGTATGGAGTGGTGGCCCTATCGGGCAAGTTCAGTCAGGCGACACACTGACGAAAGGCTATTACGTCTATGCCAATCCGCTCAACACCCAGGCACAGGCAGATCGTGAAGCGCGTAAAGCGCCGGTGATTCAGGTTGCCTGCAAGCTGGCTGGCGCAGTTCATTTCGCCGATGTCCTCATCGATGTGGTTCGCTAAGGAGCGATAAATGGGATCAACCTATAGTTTTATCGATGTAACCGCATCGCTCACCGGTCCAACCGGGATTATCGATCTGGGTTACGGCTCAGCCAACTCAGAAGAGGGCATCACTGTCACCATGACGGAAGCCAAAAACACCATGACTATTGGTGCCGATGGCGAGGTTATGCACTCTCTTCATGCGGGTAAATCAGGCACCGTAACGATTACGTTGCTGAAAACCTCCCCGGTGAACAAGAAACTCTCTCTGGCCTATAACGCACAAAGCCAGTCATCTGCACTCTGGGGTAACAATGTCATTGTGATCCGTAACTCGGTGTCTGGTGATATTTCAACCATTCGTTCCTGCGCTTTCCAGAAGCAGCCTGATTTCAAGAACGCCAAAGATGGTGGCACTGTGGAATGGGTGTTTGATGGTGGCAAAGTTGACCAGCTTTTAGGGGAGTTTTAATCGATGGAATTTGAAATTAAGAAGGTGAAGTATCGCGCCGCCAAACTCGGTGTTTTTGAACAGTTGAAGGTATCGCGCAAGTTGCTGCCAGTGATGGCTGGAATGGTGTCTGAATTCCGCAGCTTGCAGGAAAAAATCAAAAGCAAAGATACCGAAGCTGTGCTGTCAAGCATTCTGCCAAAGATTGCTGACGCCGTGTCCGGGATGAGTGACGAGGATGTCAATGCCATTCTGTTCCCATGCCTTTCGGTTGTAACTCGCGAACATATGAAGAGCTGGGTGCCCGTTTGCCAGCATGATCAAATGGCCTTCGATGATATCGACATGTTTGCAATGCTGAACATGGTGGCGCGGGTGGTCGCCGATTCGCTGGGAAATTTTTTGCGCGAACTCCCTACACCCGAGACGCCCACCCAGCCAGCGGCATAACGTTCAACAGCCTGCCTGGCGGGGAGGATTTTATCCTTCGTCCGGTGCTCGCCTTCCATATTGACCAGAAAGACCTCGACTGTGGTGCGGTAGACCTCTGCCGCATCGCTTTACTCAATGACTACCTCGACATGCGCGAGGATAACGAATCCCGTGTAGACAAGTGGAGAGCGGCCAATGAGCGCTGAAACAATTAAGGACTTTCTGGTCTCGCTGGGATTTGATATCGACCAGGCTGGCGCCAATAAGTTTGAAGCTGTGCTGAAAGGCGTGACAGCTAATGTCATCAAGCTTGGGACCGTCGTAGAAAGTTCGGCGCTGAGCATTGTTGGCTTTACCACCCAGATTGCGAATGGCCTAGATAAAGTTTACTGGGCATCACAACGTACGGGTGCCAGCGTGCAGGGCATCAAGGCGCTGGGGTATGCCGCTTCACAGACCGGAGCCAGTGCAGAATTGGCCATGTCCTCACTCGAGGGGTTGGCTGGTTTTATGCGCAGCAATCCGGGTGCTGAAGGTTTCCTGAATCGCCTGGGTGTGCAGACCCGCGATGCTGGCGGCAAAATGCGCGATACCGCATCCATCTTCACTGGTGTCGGCCAGAAACTGAATAACATGCCGTACTATCGCGCAAAGCAGTACGCGCAAATGCTCGGTATTGATGAAAACACGCTGATGGCAATGCGCCGTGGGATGAGTGGCTTCACTGCCGATTATCAGTCGATGCTGCAAAAGACGGGGTTCAACGCTGATAAGGCGGCTGTTCAGTCCAACAAATTCATGACGTCCATGCGCGGGCTTACGTCGCTATTCGGCATCCTGCGCGACAAGATTGGTTCTAATCTGGCTGGTGGTCTGGCAGGTTCAATGGATGGCCTGCGTAAGCGCATTCTCGACAACTTCCCGAAGATTGAAGAGGTGCTGACAAAGGTTATCAAGGGCGTACTGTGGCTGGCTGATGCGTTTACCCGGATGGTTTCCCGTGTCGTTCAGGGGGCCGCGCAACTGAGTGACTGGTGGAAGCACCTGGATGACAACAGCAAGATGCTGCTGGAAACCATCGGGGCCATCATCGTCGCCTGGCGATTGCTGAACTCGGCATTTCTGGCATCACCTATTGGCCTGATCACCACGCTGATTGTCGGCCTCGGCCTGCTGTACGATGATTACCAGACATGGAAGGAAGGCGGGAAAAGTCTGATTGACTGGGAGAAGTGGGAGCCTGGGATTAACCGCGCGCTTAAAGCGCTGGGGGAAATTTCTGACGCCTTCGATACGCTCTGGGAGTCGCTTAAAGGCTTGGGTAAATCGCTCGGTGAGTTGTGGGATAAGCTTGAACCACTGATCAAAGGGTTTGCCGACCTCATTGGGCTGGATTTCAGTAAGTTTTCTGCTGAGGCGATGTTTGACTCTCTGACAAAATCCATCACCAACAGCATCAAAGTGCTGGGTCATTTGGTAGACGCGCTGAAAAAGGTTATTGATGGCGACTTTAGCGGCGCGTTCGACTCGTTAAAAATGGCTGGCGGCCTAATCGTTAATAGCGCTAAAGACAGCATTAGCGGTGGGATTTACGACAGAATTAACAACAAGCTTAATGAGTATCTTCCTGAATGGTTGGGGGGCTCGCCATCGGAGCCAGACCAGCATGCTCAGCCAGCAACAGCACCGCGAGGTATTCGCAACAATAACCCTGGTAATATTGATTTTAGAGGGCAGGCGGGAGCAACGCTCGAAAAGCCTAGTGGTAGATTCGCGAGATTCGAAACTGCTTATGATGGTCTGAAAGCGCTTTCCCGGCAGCTAATGCGCTACTTTGAAGGCAAGACGACAGGTAAGCCGCTGCAAACCCTTAACGATATAATCTCTACGTGGGCTCCGGGGAATGAAAATAACACTGGCGCTTACATTGCTCAGTTATCGAAAATGATGGGTGTGGCTCCTGATGCCATTCTTAACCTCAAAGATCCGCAGGTCATGTCCTCTCTGATGAATGGAATTATCCATCATGAGAACGGAAGAAATCCTTACCCGGGGGAATTGGTTCGTATGGCTGCTGGTGGTTCGACTTCTCACAGTATTCAGCAGGAGACGACTATCAATATTCACGGCGTAACAGATCCGCGTGAAGCCGCCCGATTGACCGTTGATCGCCAGAAAGGTGTCAACTCTCAGCTCATCCAGCAAACCAGTACGGGGCCAGCTTAATGGATATTTTGTCCGCTATCTTTCGCCAGCAATCCCGGCGAATTGGCCTGCTGATCCCCAGCGTGGTCGTCTCCGAAAAGCACTCTGACGCGCTCGAAATCACCGAGCACCCGGTGGAGAAGCCAACAACGAATAGCGCATCGGGTTTCATCGCCGATCATGCGTATAAGCGCCCCAGCGAAGTCACAATGGAATGCGGCTTCGCTGGTGGCGGTTCGTTGCTGGACTTTATTGATACATCATCAATCGGGCTAAGTGTCGGTCTGAGCCCAAAGGAGACATATCAGCAACTGCTGGATCTCCAGTCCTCGCGTGTGCCGTTCGATGTGGTTACCGGAAAGCGGGTGTACAGCAATATGCTGGTGCGCGCCATCGAGGTGACAACGGATAAAACGAGCGAGAACGTACTGAACTGCACGCTAACCCTGCGTGAAGTCATCATGTCGCAAACGCAGAGCGTCAGCGTCGCTGATAAATCTGATATGCAGGATGGCGTCAGCACATCGACAATGCAAAATTCCGGAACAAAATCCACTACGCCGCCAAATGAATCGCTACTGAGTCATCTGGGTGGAAGCGTGACGTCAGCATTCGGGGGATGATATGCAGTTTAATGAAATACCGCTTTCTCCCGACAATCAGCAGTTCCGCATTTTACTGGGCAATACCACGTACACGTTAAGGATCATCTGGCGCGACGAGGCAGGTTGGATTATGGACGTGATGGATAGCGGTGGTTCCGCTCTGCTCTCTGGAGTTCCATTGCTAACAGGCGTGAATCTCTTGAGACAGTATCCGCAGCTTGGCATTGATGGAGCTCTGGTGGTTGTGACCGATAAGGGGGCGCCAGACGAACCCACCAAAACCAACCTCGGCACATACAGCCACCTCATTTTCGTACAGGAGTAGAAATGTCTCTTAACTGGATGCGCCATTTTGAGTTGCAGCTGTTGGACCAGAACGGTCAGGGTATTTCCCTGTCTGACTTTAAGGTCACGTTCCAGATCGAGTGGGCAGATACACGCTGGCCGCGCGTGGCAAACGTGAAAATTTACAACCTTTCGACCGATACCACGAACAAGATACTGGGGCAGGAGTTTGCCAAAATTCGCATCATTGCCGGGTATGACGGTATAGCGCCGGATGTTGATGCGAGCCAGGTAGGTGTCGCCAGGGAGATTTCACCAGACCAGATAGGGCAGGTGGACGGTCAAAACTATGGTCTGATTTTTGACGGTGATATTCGCTTCACCGTCACCGGAAAGGACAACATTACGGATTCTTGGGTGTTGATTCAGGCCATTGGTGATCACGAAGCGTTCCTCTACGCAACTACCATCACCACGCTTGCAGCTGGTTATACCGTTGCGGATCTGCACCGGGCGACGATGCAGGATTTCAACGCGTTCGGCGTGACACAGGGCATTACAGGCGACTTTCCTGATACCGTATTTCCTCGTGGCCGCGCGATTTACTCATCCACACGTAACGTGATGGATAATATTGCTGCGCAGTGTAAAACGACATGGCAGCTGGTGGATGGACAGGTCCAGATGGTGCCGGAGGATAAATATATTCACGAAGCCATTGTGTTGAATGCCAATACTGGCCTGATCGGTATGCCGCAACAGACGATGGGCGGCGGCGTAAATGTGCGGTGCCTGATAAACCCGAACATCCGCATTAATGGTCTTATCCAGCTCGATCAGGCTTCGGTGTACCGCGTCGCGCTCGGTAATAGCGAAATCGCACAGTCGCCCGGGCGTATCACCGAGACGGAAGAAAACGGCAATCGCGTGCTGGCCGGCACAACGTCACAGGCTGCCAGCATTGCGACAGATGGCGTTTATATCGTCAAAGCTCTCGACTATACTGGCGACACCAGAGGTCAGGCGTGGTACATGGATTTGATGTGTTTTGCGCGTGGTAGTCGTGAATTATATAGTCAGTCGACGCTCCAAAAAGTACAGGTGTGATATGACAAAAATTAGGAATATTATCTGCGGAGCCGTTCTTTCGTTGGTCGGAGCTTCAACTGCAATGGCTGATACCCAATGCGGGCCATATCGCCTCACCGCAGGTAATGACGGTTTTATGCATATTAATGGTGTAAAGCCAGAAAACCAGAAAATGACCTTTCTGAAAGCCAAGGAAGATTATCAAAATCTCAAGATGGAATGGACAGTTGCAACTAATCAACCTGGCCGCTGGGTTGGGCTTGAGTACATCAAGCGTAACGGCAAAGCTATTCTCAACGCTCAATGGCTACAAGCCAGTATGGACACACCACGTCAGTATGCGACATATGACTGTAAGAGAGTTTCTAATTGAGCACAGATAACCCTAAATCTGTATCCCCTACCGAAGATCAGAAAGAATGGATAGAGCGGGCGAAATTTGTTTTCGATTATCAACAAAAACAATATGAGTTTGCACTAACATCGTTACGTAGGTTAGAGGATAAAGCGACAAAAATTTTCGGGTCAATCAACGTCATCATTACTATTGCTATGTTGATGGTTCGCTATTGGGATAGCTATATTTTTGTATCAGAAGTTACTCCTCCAAGGGTTCTATGCTGGCTTGCACTGGCTCTTTTTTTTGTCTTTTTTCTTATTTCATGGGGATTTGTTTTTAGTGCAATGCAGCCTCGTGAAGGTATGAGACCGGCAACTGATGCACGTATTATCGACTTTTTTATGGGTAACCCGCGACAAAACTCAATGAGTTCATTTGCAAGTAGTTACACTGATTTCATTGATAAACTTGATGAAGTTCACAAAGAAAAAGTAGCCATAATACAGAAAGGTTCCGAAGCAATGCTTTTTGGGGCTTGGTCCTTCATTATCTTCCTGATAAGTTTTTTATTCATAAGATTTACATAAGGTGAAATATGAGTACTAAAAAGCCAGTCCATGCACCTAAAGATAACCTTGGGTTCATTAGAGAAAAGAAATCACATGACGGGGATTGTTATTCTCACAAAAAATTACCAGGTAACTCGGTTGAAAGGGAAGGATACGACTCATCTTTAACAGTTCCGCCTGGAAAGGTAGTATTTGAAAGCTTTGGTGATAATCGCCCTGTTAACGTTAAAAGAAAGTAGCATCAAATTGAACCCGCTTCGGCGGGTTTTTTTATGAGGTTATTATGCCAATTTCAACTCAATCACAGATCGGCGGAGAGCAGCAGACCGCGCAGGCCATTGCCTATTCGGTGTCTACCCAGATGCGTGTAGCGATGCCAGGCATCATTCAGTCGTTCGATCCTGACACTGTTACCTGTACAGTAGAGGTGGCTCTTCGCGGTATTGTTGGCGATGGCTCCACTGAATTAAAACCGCTGGTGGATGTGCCTGTTATCTTCCCGCGCGGCGGCGGTTGCACGCTAACCTTTCCGGTTAAAGAAGGTGATGAGTGCCTGCTGATCTTTGCTGACCGTTGCATCGATTTCTGGTGGCAGAACGGCGGTATTCAGGAGACCGTAGACCCGCGACAGCATGACTTATCTGATGCGTTCGCCATCGTTGGCCCACAGTCGCAAGCGCAGAAAATCAGCTGTATCAGTACCAGCGCCGCGCAGCTGCGAACCGATGATGGCGCGGCGTTCGTAGAGGTCGCAGCAGGACATAACATCACCGTTAAAACGTCGGGCCAGCTTACGGCTACGGCTGAAGGTGGAACGACAATCACATCCCCGACTATCACGCTGAACGGTAACGTAACGATTAACGGCAACTTGTCTCAGGGAATGGGCGAAAGCGGCGGTACTGCGACGATGCTCGGACCGGTGACGGTAACGAATGACGTAAAAGCTTCTGGTATCAGTGTCGCCACGCATAAACATGGCGGAGTTCAGACTGGCGGGGGAACTACTGGGGGGCCGCAATAATGCGATACCGTCGCGAAGATGCTGACGGCGATTACACTTTCGGGCAGGGTGACGATACTTTCCTTATCGACAGTCCGGAATGTGTCGCCCAGGCAGTAAAAACCCGTTTCGAGCTGTGGCGCGGTCAGTGGTTTCTCAACCTGACGGAAGGCACTCCGTATGTTCAGTCAGTGCTTGGTAAACAGCGATCTGACGTTTA